CAAGTGTTCACACCAGTAGTATCATTGCCGGAACTAGAAGCATTGATTTATAACTGGAGTTTCTTTGAAACTAACATTCATAGTCGTAGTTACAGTCACATCATTCGTAACATTTACAATGTACCTAAAGATGTATTCAATACTATCCATGATACAAAAGAGATTGTAGACATGGCAAGTAGTGTTGGTCGTTATTATGATGAACTACACAAAGTTAATTGTCGCAAAGAGTTAGGTCAAGATGTGAACGAGAAAGAACACATCAAAGCAATCTACATGGCATTACATGCCAGTTACGCATTGGAAGCATTCCGCTTTATGGTATCATTCGCTACATCGTTAGCAATGGTTGAGAACAAAATCTTTATTGGTAATGGCAATATTATCAGTTTAATTCTCCAAGATGAACTTCTCCATAAAGGCTGGACTGCCTACCTTATTAACCAAGTAGTTAAAGAAGATAGTCGTTTCGCACAAGTTAAATCTGAGTGTGAAAGTGAAGTCTACCAACTCTACTTGGATGTTATTCGTGAGGAAAAAGAATGGGCAGACTACTTGTTTAAGATGGGTCCAGTCATTGGATTAAATGCAACTGTGTTGAAAGACTTTGTTGATTACACGGCTGTATCTGCATTAAAAGAAATTGGTATTAGATATAATAGTCCTGCACCTAAAACAACACCTATTCCTTGGTTCAACAAACACGTTGATACAAGTAAGAAACAAACAGCATTACAAGAAAACGAATCAACCAACTATGTTATCGGTGTGATGACTGATAGTATTGAATATGATGAACTCCCCAATATTTAATATATGTCAGTTTCCTGAATGGGCGGAAACTATTGCAACAGAAATCGAAACAGCTAAACAGCTTGATCCAGAATGGCATCACGCAGTTAATTGGCGAGTAGATGATAAAGGGGTCAGAACAGCCAATTCAGAAAATACTACTAAAGGTGTTTTTGATGATGTAAGATTGCATTTTGTTAATAGAAACTTTAACATTTTGTATGAAGAAAGTACAATACAGTTAGCGTTGAATGGGTACGAGTATAATCCCTTGTTCACTAAGTCATTAGAACTATTTGAAATGGCTAGAGAGTTTAACAAAGAGACTGGGCCATTTGGTAGAATGATTGTTTGGGATTGTCCACCCGGTAGTAAGATTTCAGCACATGTAGATACCTTGCCTTATCAAGTAGGTGTCACACGTTATATATACACTGCAACAAAGCAAAGTTCACCGGACATTTCTATTAAGATAAACAACGAAGACGTGCCACTGCAATCAGGTATGATGTTTGCGTTTCACGCAGATGATATACATGAGTTTACTAATAATAGTAATGATTATTGGTATTTCTTAGGAATAGATTATTGGATTCCTGAAAAGCTACAAGAAGGTATAGAGAAGTATAATATTACTAAAGATACAATATTAGAGTATGACGAAGGTTTAGGAATGACATTCCCTAAATGTAAATATTGGACAAGACATTAAAAAGGAGAATAAAAATGAAAGCAACTATTTGGAGTAAATATCACTGCCCTTATTGCGACCAAGCAAAGGCATTATTGAAAAGTAAAGGTTACATAATCGAAGAAAAGAAGATTGGTGACGGATACACAAAAGAAGAACTATTAGAAGCAGTACCAACTGCCAGAACAGTACCACAAATCTTTATTGAAGATGAACTTGTGGGTGGGTTTACAGAACTCAAAGAAAAACTTGCAGCCTAAGGAACACAATGCAAATAGCAATCGAACCAAACACCGTATATACATTTAAACTTAACTCAGGAGAAGAACTTATAGCAAAAGTAATTCAAGCAGGTGGTGACTTCATTATTATTGAAGAACCTGTCTCTATTGCACCTACACAGCAGGGTATGCAAATGATTCCTAGCGTATTTACTGCAAATCCGAAGGGTGATTTTAAGCTAAATACTAGTAGTATTGCTCTTTATGCAGAAACTGACGATAGTGTTAGAATGAAGTATTTAGAAGCAACAACTGGTATCAAAGTACCAGATAAGAAAATCGTATTAGGATAAAATGGCAAAACTAAGTCGTGTAGGTGACAAGAATCAAGAAGGCGGTGCTATCGTAAGAGGTGCCGGTACTGTCTTTGCCAATGGAATCCAAGTTGGTCTACACGTTAGTACGATTACTCCACACGCGCCGTGGAGTAAAAAAGGTCATCCACCACACAAAGCCGCAACAACTACAAGTGCTAGTCCAACAGTATTTGCTGAAGGTAGTGCGGTACTTAGAGTAGGGTCAGGAAACAGTTGCGGTCATAGTATCGTTGATGGTAGTCCTGATGTATTTGTTCCATGAGCGATACAGGAAAGCAAAGCCCACTAGGTGTTAACACACTAAGTTCATTATTACAAAATCAAGGGTTTAATATAAACCCTATCATGGTTGACTTTACTGGAGTTAGTATCAGTGAAACATCTGCTACTAATCTTGGTAGTATAGTTAATGATACTTGTTTGCGTTTGCTTACATATGCATTTAATGATGCTTATGGTAGAGGGCAAGTTAATACAGTTACATATAATAACTTAATCTCAATCGGTTCAACAACTATACCTGCATTAGGGAACAGCAAAGCACCTACTTTCAACTGGACAGGCTATCCTAACTGGGCAAGCGACTATACTAAAAGTAATGAAGTAACACGTTGGGGCTATGTAAGACTATTTGCACTACAAGGGTACAATGAGTTTAACTATAATAATGGATATGCTACTGGCGGAGAATATAAAGATTTCTTATCTGCTTTTATGGCAGCTAGTAGTTTTGTAGAATACACGAACAAAGCTATATTGTCTATGACGAACTCGCAAGATTTCTTAGACGGTACTTATAGTAACATGAATGATTTGATTAGTGCTGATATTGCTGGTATAAGTTTAGCAACATCAACATTTGGTCGTGACTTGATTACTAGTGGTAAAGCAATCAATCTAGCAAAGATATCAACATTTGGATTACCTTCTAATCTATTAGAGACATTGCAAAAGTATAATGCAATAACTAAAGAAGTAAGTTTAGCAATATTATCTTCAGGTCTACAACTAGATGAGTTATCTCAGATATTAACAAACTTTAGTGCAGTTACGCAAGAACAAGAAAGAAGATTATATGCAGCCTACAATCTGATTGTGGGTGATAGTCTTAATGATGTACTAGTGCCATTAAACTGTAAAGTTCGAGGGTTAGAATCTCTCGCTGATTTATTAAACCCACAAAAGTTATTCCCAAACAGTTATCAAACGTTAACAGTACCGGTATATAATACAACGCAAGGCCCAACAAACAGTAAAACATATTATCCTATATATGTAAATGGTGGTCTTAATAGTAACCTACGTAGTGCATTAGTAACTAATCAAATAGGTACACAAACACCAACAGGTACTCCTGTGATAGCACCTAGTGCGACACAAACAGCAAATCAAGTTACAGTATATCAATATACTATGACAGATGAGCAAGGCAATCCTATTGACTTAGTAGCAAGAGTAGTAGATGGTGCTATTGTTGCAGGTTCTATTGTAAGTGCCGGTGATAGTGGTGGAGATGGCGGTAGTTCTGGTGGTGGAGATGGTGGTGGCGGTGGCGCCAGTGGTGGTGGTGGTGGAGGAGCAATGTAATGGCAATATTATCTCAAAATCTTAGAGTAGTATCTGAAAGAGAAAGTTCAGTTGATTCAATCGGTGCAGCCTATTCCCCGCCCAGTTTTGGTACATCAACCGTTACTGATGCGTCTATTAGTTCTACTCCTGAGAATATAGTTATACAACAGTTTCCAGTAGGGTTTGGTTCATATTTAGATGGTATATTACCACCTGACTTTGCTACTGCTGCCGGAGCATTTGCAGTATCAATGCAACAGATTAAAAACATAAGTTCTATTCCAATAGAGAAGTTTGCACAAGTTGTAACTAGCATAGAAACGATTGCAGGGTTAGCTATAAATGGCTCAAGTGTACCAGTAGATAGAACATTAGTAAGTGGATCATTACCATTAATCGCATTAGGTAGCGGCCCGTATGGCACATACACAATGAGTGACTTCTTTGGTTGTATGAATGGCTTGCCTTATATTGGTATTGACCTTAAAGGATTAATAGGTGCATTAGAAAGTGCCAAACTATATGATATCTACAATCAATTATATTTGGCTGTAACTTGGCAACAAGCGATGTTTGAAGTAACAACAGCAGAACAATCAATCGAAACAAGTCCGGGTGTTTATAGTTGGCAGTACAGAATCACTGGCACTACTATGACTAATCCAGGAGGTGGGTACACTAGAAATGGCGCACCAGCACCCGGTGGAGATTATTATTACCCAACCGGAAGTCCTTACGGAAGTGGCATCGCCCCTTCCGGTGGTGTTCTATTATCTACTAACCCAGACACTAACTCTAATAATGTGCCGGGTACTTATGGTCGAATGATTAACTTAGTTGTAGCAAACACTCCGGGAACTTGGGTAACATATAGTACAGGTGAAGCAAGTTCAACTCCAGTAAAGCCGAATATTGAATATCAGTTATCTGCCCCACCGACAACAGTTAGCAGTTACCCATATACTGGTGCTAGCAATTCGGCATATGGTACAGCAGGCTGGCCTAGTATGAATGCAGTAGTACAAACTTTGATTGACGATGCTAACGCAGAGATATTAGCAATACAAACTGCTAAACAAAGATTATCTGAACAAATGAACAGTAACTGGAATGATACTGGAACACAACTTACTATAGAACAACGTGCATTAGATACAGGCTTACCCGTACCTGTTCCACCTGCCCCGGAAGATATTGTACCCGATCTTGCACAGTTCCCCACAACACAAATAGCATTTACTGATTCTATACCACAGTTTGCATTGAACACTGATCCGCATATGCAAGGACAAACTTTGGAAGCAATAGCTAACATATGCACACCCGGTGGACAAAGCATTGTAGGTATGATGCGTGAAGCACGTAACCAAGCTAGATTAAATACAATAGGTGTACCGTTAGATAATAATATTAATGACACTATTACTCCAGTACAAAATAAAGAGTTAGTAGCCAATGGTACAGTTGCTAACTCTCCACCGGCAACACTAGCACAAGTAAACTGTGACACCGGAGATGAAATCAATCCTAATCCATATGGTGTATATGATCCAAATAATAATAACTATTATGTAACTAATCCTGACTTTGGTGTGTCTCTGTTAGATACGGGAAATGCCGAAGCATTAGGATCTTTTGCAGGTTCAGCGTATAATAATCTTATACCAACAAACTTGAATGCTATCTATGCGTCCAAGAACTTGTTACCTTCTACATACACTATCGGAGAAGCAATCGATGAGGTTATTCGTTGCAACTGCGATTGCTGGGATTTAATCTAAGGATGAATATGAAACTAAATTTTATTAAACCTATAGTTGCCTGCATTATATTATTTGGAGCTTATTTTACACATGACTCTATTAAATATGTCGAACCAGAAAAAACTACAGAAGTTGTTGCTAAAGTAGTAGATCCAAAACAACTTGCGTGTATGGCAAAGAATATATTCTATGAAGCAGGTAGCGAATCTATTATGGGACAAGCGGCAGTTGCACGTGTGGTAATGAATAGAGTAGCTCATGGGTTTGCTCATACTCCTTGTGCTGTTATATACCAGGCACATATTGTAGAAAAAGTAGTTGACGATGAAACTACCAAAGTTAAACTATGTCAGTTTAGTTGGGTTTGTGAGGACAAAGCTGAACCAAATAAGAATAGTCAACGATACAAGCTAGCCCAACAAGTAGCTTATGATGTTATGGCTAATGATGCATATAACGATGTTTTACCCAAATCAGCATTGTTTTTTCATAACCTAACTGTTGATCCGTTGTGGCCTTATAAACAAGTAGCAAAGATTGGTAATCATATCTTTTATAGTAAACACAAAAAGCAAACTAATACCCAAAAGACTGTCATTAAATCGGATAATAACATATAATATCTAATGAGTGATAAACCAAATTCAGCTAATGGTGTTAGTAGCTATGACTCTACTAGTAGTGGATCATTAATACATTTCTTCAATCGTAATGTAACACCATACGCTACTGAATCTAGTGGACCCAAATTTGATTTAGTCCCTGTAGAAAAGCATAAAGACATTATGCTTAATGTTGCAAGGTTGCATGCCAAGCAAGAATATGATAGAATCATGGAACTAGTTAATGTATTACAGAAACAAGCAGAGCAGATTAAACATCGGTTAGACTTGACTGATATGGTTCATGCCGCTAAATATGATTTTCAGTTAGCCAATGGTAACATATATTGGTTGTTATTTGATACATTGAAACAGTTTACTAGATTAAGTATTCACGGACCTAATGATTGGTCGGGCCGTGCCCCAGAACAATATGAATATATTTGTAGAGTTAAATGGCTAGGAGATCACACATGGATAGAGGTAGAAGATGATAAGTAGTAGCCCAGAACGACATACCTTCCAAGAGGAAGGGTATATCGAACGCTGTAAGGAAAAGGGAGAAGAGCCCAATCCCGACTATGTTAACATATACAAAACTTGGCGTGAACAAGATGCGTCTAACATAGTAGATCCTGAGTGGCAAAAAGATAACATGGAGTATGACCTACGTAGTACTCAATGGATTATTGATAAAGTTAAAGGTGATGTATATGCACAACACTTGTATGCGGCTATGTGTAACAATGATTTTACTAAAAATGACGTATGGCCTATACTAACTGATAAACGTTGGAGTCGTAGTTGGAGAAGTGCAGGTGGCATTATTGCTGATATGCAAGGTAAGGGCGATTACATTGATTGGTACTGTAGTGGTATCAGAGATGCTAAGATACTTGACGATGATGAATTTCGTGCCCTTACTAAAGAACAGCAAGAATCGTA